ACTATATGAGTGCATTTCCAAGAACAGTTAATGGAGTTACGCAGTATAGTGATTCTAATACAATCTATAAAAAAGGAACTCCAATTCATGTTAGAGGCGCCTTGTTGTTTAATCATTTGATTCGCACTAAAAAGTTGGAAAAGCAATATCAGTTTATTCTTGAGGGCGATAAAATTAAGTTCCTTTATCTAAAAGAACCAAACAATATTGGTTCCAATGTAATTACGTTTAATTCTGAGATACCCAAAGAATTTGCTGTGGAAAAATATATCGACTATGAGATGATGTTTGAAAAGTCATTTCTAGAGCCATTGAATTCGCTACTCAACTGTGTAGGTTGGCAAGTAAAAGAACAAGCAACGCTTGACGGATTGTTTGGGTAATGGTATAATAGTAAAAATTATTTGGAGATGCTATGAGCAATCTTTTAGAGAAACTAAAGAAAAACACTACAATCAAAGAAACAGATATATTATTGAATTCAAAGTTCTTTAACGCTAAGGACATGATTCAAACATCTGTGCCAATGATTAATGTTGCATTGTCTGGTAAATTAGACGGTGGTCTTACACCAGGCCTTACTGTATTTGCTGGGCCATCTAAACATTTTAAGACTGCATTTGCGTTGCTATTAGCAAAGTCATATCTAGAAAAGTATGAGGATGCAGTGGTACTTTTTTATGATTCTGAATTTGGTAGCCCTCAGTCTTATTTTGATTCTTTTGGTATTGACCCATCTCGAGTACTTCATACACCAATCACGGATATTGAGCAACTGAAGCACGATGCAATGGCTCAGTTGAATAATCTAGAGCGTGGTGATCATTTGATTGTTATTGTAGATTCTGTGGGTAATCTTGCTTCTAGGAAGGAAGTAGAGGATGCAATCGATGGTAAGTCAGTTGCAGACATGTCTAGAGCAAAACAGCTTAAATCGTTGTTTAGGATGGTTACTCCGCACCTTACGATGAAAGATATACCGATGGTTGTTGTAAATCACACCTATAAAGAAATTGGTCTTTATCCAAAGGACATTGTTTCTGGTGGTACTGGAGTTTACTATTCAGCAGACAACATCTACATTATTGGTCGTCAGCAAGAAAAAGAAGGCACGGAAGTTACTGGCTATAATTTTATCATCAATGTGGAAAAGTCTAGGCATGTTCGTGAGAAGTCTAAGATTCCAGTTGAAGTCAGCTTTGAAGGTGGTATTAGTAAGTGGTCTGGTCTGATGGATGTAGCGCTTGAAGGAGGTTTTGTTATTAAACCATCTAATGGTTGGTATCAGAAAAAAGGAACTGAGGAGAAAGTCAGGCTAAAAGATACATACACCAAAGAATTCTGGCTGCCAATTCTCTCTACCAAAGAATTCCAGCAGTACGTTGAGGATACTTACAAAGTATCATCATCTTCTTTGATCCAAAAAGATGTTACAGACGACGACATTGCGGATGACTATGAAAATGCTTAGAGGTGAACTTTATAAACCCTGGTTTGCTGGGGACAATGACTGGGGATTCGAGATCCTCGAGGGCGAATTTAAAGATGTAGTTATCAAGGTAAGTTCGATTGAGTTTGTTGAAAATGGCGATGGTAATACTGATGTAACATATGACGTAATCAATAAACCAGAAATCCTTTCAGAAGAAGACGTGAAAGGTGAATTGTTTAAGACAGTGTTTACCACTATCATTGAAGATATAGTTAGAGAGGCTGTAGCGTTATATGAACAAGATCGAGACAACAATCCTAAGGAATCTGATAAGTAATGATGAGTACATGCGTAAAGTCATCCCTTTTCTTAAGGAAGACTATTTTGTAGATTCTGCTGAAAGAACAATTTTTAAACTTACTAGAGAATTCGTTGAAAAATACAACAAACCACCTACTACAGAAGCATTAGAAGTAATCCTTCAGGAAAATAACGCAAATGAATCTTTGTTCAAAGATTCGCTAGCAGTAATTAAAGATCTTTCACAAACAAGTGAAGTTAATAATGAATGGCTTTTAGATCAAACAGAGAAATTCTGTAAAGATAAAGCTATCTACAATGCAATTCTAAATTCAATTGGCATTCTCGATGGAAAAGATAAACAGCATAACAAGGAGGCAATTCCTAGCCTCTTACAAGAAGCATTGGGGGTTTGCTTTGATAGTTCTGTTGGTCATGATTATATTCTAGATGCAGAAAAGCGATTTGAATTCTATCACCGCAAAGAAAGTAAGATCCCGTTCGATATAGATCTTTTTAATAAGATTACTCAAGGCGGTCTTTCCAATAAAACTCTTAATATTATTTTAGCTGGCACCGGTGTTGGTAAGTCTCTCTTTATGTGTCACATGGCTTCAAATGTTCTTTCGCAGGGAAAGAATGTTCTCTATATTACAATGGAGATGGCTGAAGAGAAAATTGCAGAGCGATTGGATGCTAACCTACTCAACATCGAATTAGATCAGATTAAGGATCTTTCCAAATCGATGTATAACAAAAGAATACAAAAACTTACAAATAAAACTACTGGTAAATTAATCGTAAAAGAGTACCCCACTGCTTCAGCGCACGTAGGACACTTTAAAAACTTACTGAACGAGCTTTACTTGAAAAGGCAATTTAAACCAGATATAATCTTCATTGATTATCTAAATATCTGCGCTTCGTCAAGATTTAAACCAGGAGGTTCAGTTAATTCCTACACATTTGTAAAAGCTATTGCTGAAGAATTACGTGGTCTGGCTGTAGAATTTAATTTACCTGTTGTGTCAGCTACTCAGACAACGAGGTCTGGTTACTCGAATACTGATGTTGATTTGACAGACACATCCGAATCATTCGGTCTTCCCGCTACGGCAGATTTTATGTTTGCTCTTATTAGTACTGAAGAATTGGAGCAGCTTAATCAGTTGATGGTTAAACAACTGAAAAATCGTTACAGTGACCCAACGCAGCATAAGCGTTTTATGATTGGAGTTGACAGGGCTAAAATGAGGCTTTATGATCTTGAGCAATCTGCTCAGGTTGATATTGCTGACTCTGGTATAGAGCTTGATGATAAACTGGAAGGTTATTCTTTTTCTAAAATGTTTAAGAATAAGGATTTTTCTGGCATCAAACTATAAGGAGGTTCCTATGTATCTTTCTCAACATATTGATAATGTTTTAGAGAGTAAGAAAAACAAACTTGTAGGAACATCTGGTTACTTCAATTTCACCACTACACTTAACAGAGCCTTTAACGAAAAAGATCTTAAGTTTAAGTTTGAGTGTTTCAAAGATATCGAAAGAGATCTTTATAGTATCTCTGGTCTTTATGATATGTCTAAAGACATGAGGTATGTGATTCTAAACTTTTCTAGGGATTCGTTTGATATCACTCTAGAAGAAGAGTGTTGGGATCAATTTAAGTTCCACCTATCTCAAGTAATCCAGCATGAGACTATACACCAGAATCAATGGATTCAGAGAGAAGAGGTCGTAGAGCCAATTGAGTGTGACTTTAAAGCAATGATGAGCACAAATAAAGAAGAAGAAATGGACTATCTCTCCGAACCAGATGAGATTGATGCATATGCTCACGACATTGCAATGGAAATCAAATATTTTTATCCTAAAAAAGATCCCTACGTCGTACTTAAGAATATTAATAAACTTAGAAAGCTTCCCTCTTTTGGTGTATACAAAAAAACCTTTAGAGGATATGACTGGTCATTGATTCGCAAGCACCTTTTAATTAAAACTTACAAATGGATACCCTATGCCTGAATGGTTAGATCTTATACAAATATTTTGGATGCTTGCTGCGTGTTACTTTTGTTATCTAGCTGGTAAGAATGGTGGTATTCGTGATACAATTCACATCCTCATGGACAACGGAATTGTGACTAAGGAAGACTTGAAGAAATTAGACGATAAGCTACAAAAAGAAGATGTTGATTAATATTAAGGTTTGAAGTATATTAATGGTTCTGGTGTTGCAAATGTGTTGTTTTTCTTAACTATGAAAGGAAGTACAAATGTCTCTTCAGACTAAAACTTTGAATGTTCTCCGCTCCGGCAAGCAGTTTACCGCAGGCCAAATTGCTGGCCTCTTCAACAGCACTGAGTCTTCAGTCGCTGCTCGCATCTCTGAGCTCCGTGCTCAGGGC